ATGCGGTGGCCAGTGTGGCTGCTGGCGCCAGTCTGACCGTACCGTTGTCTTACATCGTGCCGGCGAAGCGAACTATCTCGCGGGTGCAGGTCACTTCACGGATTCCCGCTACCCAGACATCGAGGCGATAAATGCCACTGATAGACATATCCGGCCCGGCCGGAGAGCCAGTCACGTCCGCCGAAATCAAGGCCTCGGCGCGCATCGACGGCGCGGAGTTCGACAGCCAGATCGCCATCATCATCCCGGCGTTGCGGCACCAGGCGGAGGCCCGCATTGGCCGCCGGCTGATCACCCAGACCGTCGAGTTGGTCCTCGACGAGTTTCCGGTGGCCGACATCGACCTGACACTGCCGAACGTGCAGAGCGTGATCAGCGTCAAGTACCTCGATGTCGCCGGTGTCGAGCAGACCCTGGCCAGCAATCTGTACAGCCTGGATGCCTCGTCGACGCCCTGCTGGCTGCTGCCGGCCGGCGACGCTGGCCGCCGCCAACGCCGTGCGCGTGCGCTTCGTGGCCGGGTATGGCGCTACCGCCGCCAGTGTGCCGGACGATATCCGGCTCTGGATGATTGCCCATGCCTGCCAAGTGCTTCGGCTGCCGGAGGGCATCACTTCCGGCACGCTGGCGCCGCTGCCGTTTGTCGATCGCTTGCTGGATTGTCATGTCGTCTGGCGGTCGACATGAGGAGCGGGCCATCGGCGGGTGAGTTTGACCAGCGCGTGACCTTGCAGACTGCCGCCATTACGCGTGATGCCGTTGGCGGGCCGGTCGAGGCTTTTTCGGATTGGGTCACGGTATGGGCGGCCGTCAAGGTGGTGTCGGGTCGCCGCGCAACGCTGGCGCAGCAGGTCGGCGCGGCTGTCACGAAAGAGGTTCACGTCAGATACCGCAGCGGCTTGTCGTCGGCCTTGCGCGTCAGGTTTGCTGATGGGCATGTTGCAAAAGTGTCTTGGGTAGAGGATTTCTTGCGCGAAGGCGAGTCTGTTTTGGTGGTCGAGGACCTCAATGGCTGATATCCAGATCAAAGGGCTTGCCGAGTTGCACCAGGCATTGCAGGGGTTGCCTGTCAACATCGAGCGCAACGTGCTGCGCGGCGCCCTGCGCGCTGCTGGCAACGTGATTGCTGCCGCTGCGCGAGCGAATGTCGACCGCCTGGCGCACCCAACCGGCGTGCTGAAAAAAAGCATCCGCGTATCCATGCGCGTCCGTTCGCGGGCGGGCCTGGTCAATGCCAACGTCAAGGCTGGTGACAAGGTGGCTTATTACGCCCATATGGTCGAGTTTGGCACTGCCCGGCACTGGATCAAGCCCAAGAATCGCAAGAGCCTATTTTTTGCTGGCATGGCCAGGGAGGTGGTCGATCACCCCGGCGCTCGCGCCAGGCCGTTCCTGCGCCCCGCGTTTGATAGCCAGGCGGCTACCGCCATGGAAGCGATGGCTGATTACATCCGTAATCGCCTGCCCAAAGAAATCAGGAAAGCCGGGCCATGAGCGGCGAGCTTGTGGTTAAGGCGTTGCTTGAAAACAGCGCCGGGGTTGGCGCGCTCGTCGCCGGGCGGCTCTACTCGCTGCACCGACCCGAAGCAGACGTGCTGCCGGCGATCGTGTGGGTCGAGGTCTCGGATGTCCCGCGTCCGCCGATCGACAGCACGCCGGGTTCTGAGCCGTGCATCGGGCGCGTGCAGATCAACTGTCTCGGCCGTAGCTCGGCCGAGGTCAAGCAGCTGAAGGACGCTGTTGTTTCGGCCTGCCACAAGCAGAGCGGGACGATAGCAGGAATTACCGTGCAGGCAGTCCTGGAAGACGTCGCGGGGCCGCGCACTTACGACCCGATGGTAGATACCTACCAGCAGTCAGTCGACGTCATTGTCTATTACATCCGATAGGAGACCATCATGGGAATTGCATCCGGTGTTGCAAAAAGTGTGCGGTACAAAGTTGAGGCCACTTATGGCACAGCGCCTGGCGCCAGCGGCGGACAGCTTCTGCGGCGCGTCACCTCTGACCTTGGACTGACCAAGGACACCTACCAGTCAAACGAAATCCGCTCCGATTATCAGGTTGCCGATTTCCGGCACGGCATTCGCCGCGTTGGCGGGTCACTGAAAGGAGAGCTTTCGCCCAAGACTTATGCAGATTTCTTCGCGGCCGCGCTGCGCAAGGACTTTGCTGCAGTCACGGCCATTGCAAGCCTGTCGCTGACGATTGCCGGCAGCGGCCCTTATACCATTACGCGCAGTGCCGGGTCATGGCTGACCGATGGTGTCAAGGTCGGTCATGTTGTGCGTTTGACTGCCGGAAGTTTCAATACCGGCAACTCGAACAAGAACGTGCTGGTGACCGGGCTGACGGCCACAGTCATCACCGGCATCGTGCTGAATGCCTCGAGCATGGTGGCCGAGGGCCCCATCGCCTCGGCGACGCTCACCATTGTTGGGAAACAGACGTATGTGCCGACGACCGGCCATGCCGACAAAAGCTTCTACGTCGAGCATTGGTTTAGCGACATTGCGCAGTCCGAGCAGTTCTCCGGAGTCAAGATCAACACCGTCGACATTTCCCTGCCGCCGACCGGTATTTCGGAAATCAGCCTGGGGCTGATGGGCAAGGACCTCGCCTCCGGAACGTCGGCGTATTACACCAGCCCGACCGCCGCGACATCGACCGGCGTCGTGGCTGCGGTCAATGGCGCCGTGCTGATCAATGGTGCCCAGGTGGCGGTGATCACCGGCATGAGCATCAAGATAGACGGCGGCTACAGCGGCGATCCGGTCGTCGGCGCCAACACGGTGCCGAACGTGTTCCCGGGCCGCGTGCGTGTTACCGGCAGCTTCACGGCGTATTTCCAGGACGCGGTGATGCGTGATTACTTCGTCAATGAGACCGAGATCAGTATTGTAGCGGCCTTCACGACATCCAATGACGCCGCCGCAGACTTCATCACGTTCGTTCTGCCGCGCGTCAAGGTGGGTAGTGCAACCAAGGATGATGGCGAGAAAGGCATCATCCAGTCGTTTGATTTTGTGGCCCTGTATAACAGCGCCGGCGGCACGGGAACTTCATCCGAGGCCACGACGTTGTTTGTTCAGGATAGCCAGGCGTAAGGATGGCCATGTTTGATCTGACAAGCATCAAGGAAGCGGGCACTGCCGATATCGATATCCTGCACCCGATCACGCGTGCCCCGACAGGCGCCGTGATCACCCTCATGGGGCCCGAGCATCCGGCTCGGAAAAAGGTGCAATACGAGCGGCAGCGCAAGATGCGGGCCGCATTTTCAAGAAGGGGCCACGTCGAGGTCGGCGATCCCGAGGAGGAGGAGCAGGAAGAAGTCGAACGCCTCGCCTCGTTCACGATCTCATGGAAAGACATTGGCATTGATGGCAAGCCGCTGGAATACAGCAAGGCTGCCGCAGTCGATCTCTATGGGCGCCCGGAAATGGCGTGGCTCAAGCGCCAAATCCAGTCCGCATTGAACGATCTGGAAAATTTTATTCAGACCTCGCCCGAGTCCTGAAGGAGCGCGTCGCCGCAGAGGTAAGGCTCGGGCGGCGGCAAAAGGACGGCGCAACGCTGGCCGATCACCTGCGGTCAGTATGGCGGTCGAGTGGCATCATGCCGCCCGAGCTTGGTGTTGCGGAACTGCCGCCAGCGGCCCGCGCCCTGTATTCGACATGGCGCGAAATCGCATCGGCGCGAGGCAGCAACGGATTCGGGCCATCGCCCATTACGTGGTCAGAAATCAACGCTTGGCAGTCTCTTTGCGGAGTCTGTCTATCGCCTTGGGAGGTGCAGCTCATGCGCGAACTGGACGCGGTTGAACTTTCGGCATCGAGTGAGGATCATGGCATTTAACGTAGGCAGCCTTGTTGTTGAGTTGTCGGCCAACGTGGCGCGGCTGCAGGCGGACATCAATGTCGCCCGCGCATCGGTTGATCGTGGCATGGGGGCCATCACCAAGTCCGCACAGGTGGCTCAGGCGGCCCTGGGTGCGCTCGGTGTCGGCTTGACGGCGGGCGCATTGACGTCGGCCATCAAGGGCACGATCGATTTTGCCGACAACATCAACGACCTATCGCAGCGCCTGGGCATATCCATCCGCGAACTGGGGATGTGGAAATTGGCGGCGCAACAGTCAGGGGCCGACCTGGGGGTGGTTGCGCGTGGCGTCAAGGCGCTGTCGACCAGCATGGTCGAGCATGCCGAAAGGTTCAGGAAAGCTGGCATTACCGCGACCAACGCCAACGATGCGCTGCTGCAATTGTCCGATATCTTCAGGGCGTTGCCTGATGGCATCCAGAAGACCAGTCTTGCCGTCGAATTGTTCGGTAAGGCCGGGCTTGACCTTATCCCGATGCTCAACCAGGGCAGCGCCGGGCTTGCCGAAGCGCAGGCCATGGCCCGCGAATATGGCGATCGCCTGGCGGCGCTGGCGCCCCATGCCGACAAGTTCAACGACCTGATGGAAGAGCTGAAGCTGCAAAGCTCTGCCGCCGGATTCAACATCGCCGAGAAACTCGTTCCGGCTCTAAACAAATTCCTGGAGGTTATGAACAAGACGGGTTTGAGCGGGGCTATTGGTGCCACGGTTGATCGCGCCATCACTGGCGGGAATATTCAGACGCGCATTCGCGAGTTGCAGGACCAGCTCGAGGGGAAGCAGGCCTGGCTGGCAGAGCAGGAATTGAAAGGTCAGTCTGTCTTTTACCCGGAAATTGCCAAGCCAGGCCTGATGGCCGGGATGGCCATCACACGCGGAGAGCTTTCCAGCCTGCAGTCAATGATTGACGGGATGAAGGAGCTGGCGGCGCAAGAAGCGCTGGCTGGCAGCTCTGCCTCTTATTCAAATGAGCAGCGGCGATCTTCGTCGAAGTCGATGGCAGAGGCTGCCGAGGCGGCAAAGATACTCGCGGGTGGCGCGAGGTCGGCAAGGGAGGAGGTCGATAAACTCGCGTCAGTGCTGGGCAAAATCAATGACAAGGATTCTGGACTGGATGCGTCTTTCTGGAAGGACTTGCAGACGCTGCATGATGGGTACAAGGCAGGCCGCCTGACCGTCGATCAGTATCGTGACGCGGTCGGCAAGCTGACCATGCAGCAGAGGTTCTATCAGGACCAGCTCAGGGGCGCCAATCAGGTTGTCGAGGACGCCATGGCCCTTGAGGAAAAGCAGATCGGCGTCACGGAAGGCGCGATTCGCGCTGTCCGCGAAAAGATCGAGGCAATCGAGCTCGACGGAAAGACTATGCTCATGGCCAGTGATGAGCGTGAGCGTTACATTGCTCTGCAGGCGCTCGAGGCTGAGAAAGTGCATTTGACTGCAGAGGCCTATGAGCAATTGCGCGAACGCCTGCTTTCTGCCTTGGATAACAGGGCGGCGCTGCGGGCATACCGAGATGGCCAGGCTGAGATGTGGGGGGGCATCGAGCAGACGGCACACCAGACTTTTATCAGCATTTTTGACTCTGGCAAGGATGCCTTTGATCGCCTGCGCGACACGCTTAAGAACGGCTTGTACGAGTTGTTGTATCAAATGACGCTGAAACGCTGGCTGATCCAGCTGGCGGTCGGCGTGGGCGGCGAAGGCATGGCCACGTCGGCGTTCGGCCAGGGCGCCGTGAATTCGGCGCTGTCGGGTGGATCGAGCCTATCCGGGATCACAAATCTTGCAAGCGGGTGGAATGGTGGCGGCGCGTTCGGCGGTGCCGTGTCTGGCTACGCCGGGAATGGCATTGCCTGGCTTGGGGATCGGATCGGCTCGGAAAGCCTGAGCAATTACGGATTTTCGTTGATGGGCGGGCAAAGCGCGCTACCGCTCGGCGGCATGCTGTCGGCTTATCAGGTCGGTGGCGCCAAGGGATTTGCCGTTGGTGCCGGCTCCACGGCGCTGGCCGGCGGCATCGGCGGCATGGCCTCGGGCGCGGGCTTCATGTCAGGCGCCTCTGGCGCATTGGCGGGCATGGGTCCGTGGGGATGGGCGGCCCTGGCCGCCGCCGCGATCCTCGGCATGAACCAGAACGGCGGCACGCCGCATGCCGGGGGCATCGCGTTTTCCGGCGGCGAGGGTTACGCCACGCCCGGCACGCAGGCGGGCATCCGCGCCTATTACGCCGACCAGGGCGCCGCCGACCAGATGGTGATGTCGGACTGGACCAAGCGCTTCAGCAAGGCGACGGCAGACGCCCTCGGCCCGGCGGCCGAGGGGTACGCCAAGACCTTCAACGAGATCGCCAAGGCCAACGGGCTGGCCGGTGGCTACCAGTTCGGGCTGGCGTTCTCGGCCGACGGTGAGGACCCCGTGCGGGCGCGCTCGTCGATCCTCGACGCGGCGGGCAAGCAGCTGGCGTGGACCAAGGACTACAACAAGCTCGGCGACGATCCGCAGCAGGGCCTGCAATTGAT